TGCCATGGGCGCGACCGCGCTGCTCGGCGAGCGCCCTCAGTTGAATATGTCTTATCCCATGATGACACACAATAGATACATCGAGAACTTCGCATATTACAGTGCGGGAGAACCGATCGATCTCCGTGAGGTGTCTATGCCCCTACGGACATCACCTTTTGGCGCACTCGCCTCATTTGACGTATTCCTGTCGTACGGCCCTGACCGACGCCCTGAGGCAAGGCGAAAGGCTTATGCAGCAATGCAGTATATGGTGGTGCTGACTGCGATATTCATCTATGCCATCCGACAGCTTGACCGCTTCCCGGTGATACGTTTGGTCTGGGTGGCTTACAGGACGTACTATCTGGACGGAGCAATACTGTTCGGGCTATTCTCCGCCGTCGTATGGCTTGGAACCGGTGAATCATCTCTCGCGCTTGCCTCTCTGATACCAAGAGATCCATGGATGCCGCTGAAAAAGTTGGCCGTGGTTGTTGTTGACATCATGCCACGTGACCTTTTAATACCGGTCGTGAGCCCGAGGTTGCTCTCAGCGTTGGCCACAGCTATCGAGGCAGGTGCCACCCGCCTAGTTTCATTACAGGTGGTGGAAGCTCCAGGAATGCGTCATGCTAGACGCTTCCCAATCGACCGATGGGCCGAATTCTTCACCGCCCGGGTGAGCAGTCGGCTGATCAACAACGCTCAGACACTGATTTATGCACCGACAGGGTCAGGAAAGACAACAGGGCTGCTGCCACACTTGTTGGCTGCAACAGACGGTTTGGTCGTTATATGCTCGCCAACTCGCGCACTGAGGGACGCGACGGCATCCGCTTTAGGCATTCAACGCCTCCAGCGTGGAACGCGTGTGAGGCCGAAGGCTTCGTACAGCACGACGTACGCACACCTGGCATCGAGGATCGCGCACAACAGGGCATTCGCGAGGTCAATCGCGGGCGTCATCATGGATGAGGTCCATATAGAGGCGGCCGCGGTGCATTACGTTTCTCGACGTGTGAGCCCGGGGTTTATGGTGGGTCTGACGGCAACACCAAACAAATGGGCCCTGCGCTGCCTGAACAGGGCAATGGAACTACGCCCACCAATAGTGTCGTCCTTCAGTGTCACCAAGCTTGAGTGGTACGGGCTCTCGGCGTACGAGGCAATTATACGGGCACGTAACAGGTC